CTGCTGCGGGTGCTGCAACAACGCAACTACTAGACCTACAGACTACAAACACAATTGGGGAAACTTTGAACGGCTCTGTAATTACTCAAGCACAATTTACTTCAGTAGATCAGGCACTTATTACAAGCGTGGCAGGTGGCGCACAAGTAACAATGTCAAACGGTAACCTATCTGGTGCGGTTCCAGCAACAGATCCAATTGAAGTTCAACCTTACATGAAGCCATGTTCAATCCCTGTTGCTCTAAACTTTACAGCGCAATACATAACTTCTGCTTAAGGTGATTAAATGGCTAAGATGACAAAAGCACAAGGTCGAAAAAGATTAATGGAAATGGAATCAAAAGCATTAAGATTATACAAAAATGGTTACATTTCATTAAAAGATTTTGAAGCCATTTTAAAAATGGCTAAGATGAGAATCAATCAATTAAAGTAAGTGAGATGATATGCCTTTACCAAACGCTGAAAGGAAGTCCTCAAGGATTTATCCGATTATGCAAGGAAAGACGCTTGAAGAGATTGCATCTGGTGAAAATCCTACGATCGATAATGTAGCCAAACCTATTGATGTAATGCTATTGAATGAAGATGAACTAAGAAGATTAGTACTAATTAAACTCGCAATTACTGCATGTAAGGGTGATTGGGACGGATTTTTAACATAGGAGAGATATAATGCCACTACCAGATGCACCAGATTATTCACAAAGAATATACGAACTATTGAAAGAGACTGATCTAGAGAACTTATCTTATGCTCAATTTCAAGCAGTAGCAGAAAAAATCTTTATTGAACCTGAAAATGAAGACGAAATGAGAAGATTAGTCCTGGTACAACTTGCTAGGATGGCAGTTCGTGGTGACTGGGACGGATTTTTGACTGGTGGGGGCGGCGGTGGCGGCGCTCCAACAAATGCTGAATATGTTGTAATGGCATTGAATGGTACTCTGACTAACGAAAGAAAATTAACAGCAGGTTCCAGAATTACGATCACTGACGGTGGTGCAGGTGGAAATGTAACAATTGCTGCAGATGCAAGTCCTGTAACTTCTCTGGTTGCAGGTACTAACATTACATTAAGCCCTGCATCTGGTTTAGGCGATGTAACAATTACAGCTTCAGGCGGTGGATCAGGTGGCTATACAGGTTTGCCTGGTGTTGGTCCAGAAGGTATGCCATCGGGTTATGATAAGGTATTAGCTGGTTCAGGTTATTTTGGTGGGAATGGAATGTCGAGTTCGACATTTACTTGGAATAACAGAAAAGTGTATTTTGTGCCTTTCATACCAGCATCCGATACAGATGTTACAGATTTGGGTTATCATGTAATAACTGGTACTTTTACAGGTAAACTTGGAATATATTCGAGTGATACTAGTACAGGTGCGCCAAATGCAATTTTGAAAGAAACTCCTTTGCAAAGTGCTACAACAGGATATGTTACTGCATCAGTTTCAGCAGGTTTGACATTAACTGCAGGAACTCTGTATTATGCAGCAATTGGACAAGGTACTACAGCAGCAAACACAGGAGTTAGATCATTTGGAAGTGGAGGTTATCCAGCTACTTATTCACCAACAACAGGAATTGCAGATTTCAATGTTATGCAATTACAAAGCAGTTTAGAAGGATTAGATACAGGTTTACCCACTCCAATAACTTCTGCATCATTAACTACAATTTACGGTCAATTGCCATTGATATTTGTGGGGGCATAATAATGAAAGTACCAACTAAAATGATGTATGTCGATAATGAAGGAAATAAGACAATTGAAAATCTTGAAATTGATTGGAATAAATTAAGAGCATTAAGAAATGAAGAGCTTGCTTCTTTAGATTGGAAATTTCTTTCAGACCAAAACCCTACCGAAGAAGAAATTGAATACAGACAATTTCTAAGAGATTTACCTCAGAATTACGAAGATGCATGGGAAGCGGGGGAAGCGTGGAATGCCCAAACCTAAACCAGATCAAGTAGTTAGGCATGAGATTGTATTAGGGCGATCAGAACGAGAATTAATTTCTGATGGTTTGCTTGCATATCAAATTAACAAAATATCAACTCCATTAGTGGCATTATTATCTGACGCTTCTGCTATGGGATTAATTCTTGGAGGAATTGCCACATACTACGGTTTCAAGTTTGACATAGGAACTAGAACATATGAATCAGGTTTAGAATTGTATAATGATTGGAAGATTCAATATGATGGTTGGAAAGAAACAGCAACAGAATTTAGACAAGACCCAATAAGTCAAATTTTAGATTTAATAATTCCTAATGTTAATTTTAATCCTAATGGTAGAATAGATCCTGTAACAGGTATGCCAGTACAATATCCATACGGGCCAACTACGCCCCCAGATTACACAGAAGGCACACCTAGGCCATATTGATGCAAATACCCCCCTATTGAGGCATCTTTTTCCAAAACTTGAACCTATTATTCTGTAGTGCTTTCTTCTCAGCCTTGAGAGCGTCTATCTGTTTGTTTAGAGTTCCTATGATTTCCTGGTATTTCTTTCGCTCATATGGAGCGATGACAACGCCTTTGTTTGCTCTAACTAGCTTCCCAGTATATTCTCCATCATCATCTCGTTCTTTTGTCCATACTGGTGAATTGTAATACCATTCAATTGCGGCTGATACATTTTGACTCATGTAACCCTTCTTTGATTTTTTACGAAGTAATTCGGAAGTATGATCGTGTAGAGTAAACGAATGTAATATTTTACTCATAATGACATCACCACCAAGACTGAAGGAAAAGCACACGCTTTGTTTGTTTGATGTTTTAGACGGCCATTAACAAGCAAAAACTTCGCCCCTGCTTCATGTAACAATCTATACCATTCTGTTGATGTGTCATGCTTTAGAAGCATAACAATAGTACCAGCCGACCAAATCTCTTGCTCATCTTCGGGATCATATGCTCTTCTTCTTGCGTCTTTATGTTCTTGTATTGCTTTCTTAACCCATGGTTTCGGATTTGAATAAGGAGGATTAACAAACACGCCGTCATAATTTGCCCAATTCCAATTTACATTCAATCCCGATATTACTTCATCATCTTCTAATCCTAAATACGGACAAGGGTCATAAAAATTAGGAAACAGATCAAGAATCCATTGGTCTGTCCTGTAATCATCACTTGACATTATACAACCTCGCTTAATTTGTGACCAGCACCTTCTGGGCAAGACATCGCTTGAATAATTCGTACATCTTCAAAGGTATTGACTAAAAACACTAATTGACATTTAGAACATCTAAGATTCATCTTAAAACCTCATAATCAATGTCTCCTAATGATTCCAAAAGAAACTCAATTACTTCATCTTTATTCTTAAAACGATAAGAATAAGGATCTCCATCATAATCATACATAGTTATTCGATATGTTGTCATTATTCTTCCTCCGGTGTCGTCGCGTCCATAATATCGATTCTGGCCCGTAGGGGCTATATAATACATCCGGCAATCTGCCGGCAGAAAAAAAACGCAGTTTTTTGACGCTCTCAATTCCTTTCAAGCGGCAGCCTACCGGCTGTGAATATGTATATTCGCACACGAAGCCAATTAAAAGGATTGGGGTTGGGGTTTAGGGGGGTTTTAAGGACCGAAGAGGACTCGATGGGGCTATGATGGAGACACTCTATATTATAGGAACAATAATTGTGGGTTTTGGCGTAGTTTTCAAACTATTAATAGACCTAGGACATAAAATTGAAGATGGATTAATAGAATTAGATGAAAAATTAGCACTTGCTATACGATCAGTAGTAGAAAAAATACCCGGCTTAGGTGAAAGTGAGCCAATTAATCCAATTCAAATGGCAATCGGTCAACTTATAGCTAACATGAGTCAACAAACACAACAACCACAAATGAAAGTTATACAAAGAGACGAAAAAGGCTTGTTTACTAGTGAAGATTGATAAGCCGACTACTTAGAAGATAAGGCATGGCTCGCAGAAGAAAATCAAGCCCACGCCGAAGAAGTAGATCGCAATCATTAATTAATTTAGCAGAAAGTTACGCTTATGCTGATACATTAACATCTGGAGTAATGGGTACTTCACCAATTGGTTTCTTTACAGGAGCAGCAGATATTGGATACAAAACACCTTCAGTGGGAGCGGGTTTAATGCAAGCATCGCCCGTTATGGTTGGAGCAGAAGCGATTTCTTTAGCAGACATTACAACATCTCCGGGACAATCATTCAATGTTATGCAATCTAACTTTCAAGCTAACTATATGAACATGTTTTATAGAGCTGCAGCAATAAATGTGGGTTTCAAATTAGGAAAACGCCTTTTACGCCGTCCAATAAGTAATGTAAATAGGAATATATTCAAACCTTTAGGAGCAGGTTTCAAACTTTAGGTGATCTAAATGACAACACAAAATGTAACAGGAGTTCTAAACTGCTCTTCAGGATTTAAAATACCATTAAACGCAACAATCACAGACGGAACCGAAGCTAGTCTTACTACAGATACGGCTTTCACCGTAACGGCTCAAAATATCGGCGACTTCGCAAATGGTCAGACAATAATAAGCGGTCTGGTTACAGCAGGAGCAAACATTTCATATGCATACATTCTAAGAAAGGGATTGATTCTTTCTCTAGTACCATTTGCAGTTAAGGGAGTCGCTTGCGGTACTCCTGCTTTAGCTCGCCCTGTAACTCTGATGGCTGGAGATCAACTCCGTGTCTTTACTATGGTAGCGGCTGGCCGTAATGCGTCTCTTGCGGTACAAACTAACCAGGGTGTTCCTAGAATTTTTATTGGAGCTTCTGTAGCTGCAGGTGCGGGAACTTTCCAACTTGTAGACCTTCAGACTGGAAATTCTGTTGGAGAAACTTTACAGGGCCAAGTAATTACAATGGCACAATTCACATCAGTTGATCAGG